GGGGTCGAGTGTTCGAATCACTCCGTCCCGACCATAATTCCTGATTAAAATCAGACACTTAAGCCGATCAGATGGATCGGCTTTTTTGTGCCTGCGCAAAACCCGCGCAAAACTTGCGCAAAACTACCCGGTGATTTCGCTGATATTCAGATCAGGAATTGCCTCTGACCAGACGATCTCGGCATGGTCCTTCTGGTAGTTCTTCGTCATGGTCTCGCTGGCGTGGCCGGCGATCTTCTGACCGTCCTTTCCGGCTTTCTGATACAGGTGCAGCGACAGCGCGCGCACTTCATGGAAGCCTGGCATTTCCTCTTCCTTCCATCCCTTGTAACAACCTGCCACTTCCCGGGCCTCTTTGAAGGCTCGCGTCAAATATCTCTCTTCGACCTGAGTCCAGTGGTCTTTTGTCTGCGCCTGCTTTTGCTTTTTGCGATCGGGCCGGCGGTGGATCAGGTAAGGCGAGACGATGTCATCCCGGCACCGGCTGATTACCGCCTGGAGCTCTTCGGTCACTTTGAACCGGATCCACGCCGCGTCGCTGGCCTTGGCCGTCTTCTGCTGCACCACATACAAAAACCCTTCCCGAACACCATCGAATCGCATATTCAATATGTCCGTTCGGCGCTGCGCAGTAATGAGCGCGAGGTCGATTGCGTTCTGCAGCCAGAACGGTGACTTCTCCCGGATGGCCTTCAGGCCTTCGACGGTGTGTCGCTTGCGTTGCTTTTTCTCGATGCGGTTTATGGTGCTGGCGGCCGGGTTGTCCGGGCACAGGCCTTTGGCCGCTGCGTGGTTGAAGATGTCGATCAGCAGCGCGCGGCATTGGTTGGCAGTGCGCGGGGTGAGGGCGTCCAGCATCTCCGCAATCATGCGGATCGTGATCTGATCGATGGCTTTGCCTTCGAACTGTTTCCGGAAACGACGGAAATGCACGGCGTACAGGCCCAGTGTTCCTTTCGCCAGTTCCCTCGGCGGCAGAACATCACTTTCGTATGCGTCCAGGAAGCCGGCGAACGATTCCGATGTGCTGCCCATCACGGCGCCGACCAAGTCAGCGCCATGCATGAACTCCAGATTCAACTGCTTCGCGGCATCGATCGCTTTGATCCGGTCAGAGCCGAACTGGAACCATTTACCGTCGGTGGGCCGGCGGTAGCGATAGGTTGAGCGCCGCGAATCGAAATACAGGTTCTGCGGCAGGCTCTTGTTCGCCTTGTTGCGCGGCCGTGGGACCATCATGCAGCTCCTTTCAATACCATCGCGACCAGGTCATTGCCGTCAGACCGGCTGAACGCTGTCCAATCAACGTACCAGAGTTTGCCGATTTGCTCGCCGGGCACCTTGCCGTTGCGGATGTAGTTTCGGATCGCCTGGGGGCAGGGTGGTGTGCCGTTTTCACCCCAGCGCCGGCGCTGGAATTCACTGATCTTGATCAGTTCTTTTCTCATTGTGATGCTCCATGCCGCGCGTGGCGGCAGAAGGTGATTTATTGTTAGCGCAAGCGTCCGATTTACGGTTGGTTCGTGCGCTACTTAATGTATAAAAGTGAATGTTCAGCAGGTTTCCCGAGTACCAGCGGAGCCGAAATGCTGAGCGTGCTGGTCACGTTCAACTGACTTTTATGAATGAATCGTCATTCCATCAGGGGCCGAGGTCCGGTAATTATTGGCTGGAGAGGAGTTGTGGCGACCGAGAAGAAAACTTTTCTTTGCTCCAAACAACCGGTTGCCATCCGGCAGCAATATGTAAAGCAGTGGAGGTGACATGTGCCACGAGGCGACCAGCTCCTAAGCCAGTTATGAAGGTAGCGAGCACGCAGGTCTCGAGATCTATGTGATGCGAGGAGGAACTCAAACATCTTTGACGTGCGCTTGAGCAGAAAAATTTGGTTGAGGATGGCCTCGGCAGCTATGATGTTCATCCGTAAGCTGACGATCGAGATGTCTCAGGGAGGTAGTTATTGCCACGTTCAGCGAAAAGAAACTGCTTTGGCTGGTTTACACCGTCCTTTTTGGCATGGTGCCAATCTTTGTAAGATTAATAGTGTCGGGTTTGATAAATGGGGACAAAGTTCCGTTATTTAGTGCCTCAGATTTGATATCTCTAGGTATTGTTATTCAGATATCGATTCTTGCAGAAATACGATACAACGAAGAGCATGAAGTAGAGTGGAAGAAGGCGGCTGTTGGGTTGTCAGTGCTGGCTGTGATATTCTACGCGGTGTTGTATGCTTTCTCCCTTCTTGCTGATGTATATCAGGATATAAATTCTAAGGCGATATTGGTGGCGTCCGCCGTCATGGCATTTGGTTCATTCGCCATTTGTTGGGCGGTATTTGATCGTGTAACTTATTTGTCCGCTGTCACTCAAGAGGTGTCGGGATGATCAATGTCTTGATTATAGGTATAGGGATTGGTTTTTTTCTCTTTTCGGTAGCTTTCGCCGTCTGGTCGGCCAGGAGTACGCGTAAAGCGGATACTCGTGAACATTACTACAATGATTTTATGAAAAGGAAGTCTGAGCGTGAGAAGCTTCGTTTACCTTGATGAGTATAAGATGTACTCGTTATCTTCACAGCTGATGGAAGGTGTTACGGATTTCGTACTAAAAGAGGCACGGCGCGCCAGCTCTGACGTGGAAGAACAAGAAGGTCCTGTCAATAGCGGAAAGAAAATGGCGGAAATTATTGAATCTACCTCTTCGAGTTTCGAAAAGAAATTTTTACATGATTACGCCTATTCTATTTTTGAAGCCAAACTTTTGGAAGAGGACAAAATTAAGGAGTTCTGCTCCAGTGCTAGCTTTGGTGATTTCGATCTCGGTGATGGTGGCGCACGTATTGTTAAGATAAAAGCCAAAGCAAAATTGATAGACGCTGCTGCGACTGTGAGGTCTCTTGAAACGCTTGTAGATATGCAGCAGTGTCTGTCTATTTTGTCGGCAAATGATGAGAGAGCCGCCTTAATATCCGAATTGCTTGAAATTCAGGCGGGGTCTAAGTCTCAAAAAACTTCTCACCTCCTTGCCGAGCTGGCCCGTCTCTCAAAGCCTCAAATAGCAAAAGAAATTATTGCGAATGATAAGCTTCATTATGAGAATATGGCAAAAACCTTATCCTATGGCTACAAGTCTAGACTTGATGTGTTCATGCAGCTTTCAGATTGCGTGGTATCTGCAGATTTAAAAAGGGTTTGCTTAAAAGATGAGGAGGACTTCATTGTGAAGACTTACTCTAGGGTTTCAGACGTCGATCTTGTGCTTGTGGGAATATTGACCAGGGTACGCCCTGCGCCGATCGGTGAAAACGACTCCGGCACCGATAGTATCGACGCTGAACATCTTATGGATAGCGACAACATGAACGAGATTCTCATGCGCGCATCGCAGGCGTTGCATGGGTTGGAGAAAATGTTTACGCAGCTGGATAGTAATCAGGTGATTTTAGACCCGATTGCGGTTTACGTGGACCTCTAACGTAGTGCAAACCGGGCGGAAGGCATCACCTACGCCCTGCAGCATGTGCTCCAACCATCATGTTGCATGTACAAGAGCCGAAGGTGTTATCCACTGATGTTCCGGAGAGCTGGACACGCTGAGGCTTGGTATTTGAGAATCCTTGAACGGGCGTCGGGCGACCGTCTTTCCCCGGACAAGTCGACGATCAATTGGTTTTTTCTGGGCATGATTCGACCTTGCCGCTATAGCGGCTGACATTGAAGGGGGAGGGAGTTACTTCGGGGTGCAGCGATTGGAGCGCTTGCGGAACTCGTAAACCATGCCGCGCAAATCTACCAGCGACTCCTGCAGGTCCTGACGGGTGGAATCGATCGATTCAAGCAGCTCGCCTTCGCCATCGTCACCACCTTCATCGACTGCCAGCAGAGCCAATCCGTATGCCTGGAACTTCTCAAGCACGTGATCGGCTGACTTGGCCATGTATTCAGCATGCTCAACGGCATAGGACTCTGGTGATCGATCGGGCTGCTCGGCCGCCAGAGGGTTTGGCGAGAAGCGCAAGGCTGACTTGTATGCAGCGTCGAGCGCGTCATCCAAATCACCGCCGCTCTTCTTGGCTTCGTTGAACGCAATGATCAGCTTCGCGCGGACGTCGTAGCAGCGCTCAACCGGCATATGTGCCACCTGCTCGCCGTGGGGTCTGGTCAGCTCATCAATCCGCTGATCCGCTGCGTTTAGGCGCTGCTGCAGGGCTTGTTCTCGCGCCAAGGATTCTGCGAGCAGGACGGCGTCAGACTTGTAGGGGGTTGGACATTCACCGCTTGGCGAATCTGCGTATGTGCCGCGAGCTTTGCAACCCCGGCAGATCACCAGGCCGCCGTCGTCACCCTCGACGGCCTCATTGAAATGCTTGCTCATGTTGAAGCTCCAATTAGCTATCGGTACCGGTGTAGGTTCGCCAAGGCACCTTCACGCCGTTTACGAGGAATCCCCAGTCACCGCGCCACTTGCTGGTGATGAAGAGGGTGATGACGCCGCCGGGGGATACCTGGTCGATGCGGTGGTATTCGCCGTGGTTGAGGCTGGCGGTGTCGCCTTCGGAGCGCTTCAGCCACTCGCAGGCGTCCTTCATGACCCACTCAACGATCTTTGGGTCTGGGTTTGGAACCATCGACGACCTGACTGCTTTCTTCCACCAATCGCTCGCCGGCCGCTGCTCGTTGTACCAACCGCGCAGGATGATCGTCCGGGCGTTCCACGGGTGATCGTGCAGATCCCGGTCTTCATCCGGCCGCATGATGTGGTGAATGCGGAACGACCACGGGCACCACCATAGCCTCGCCTTGTGCGTCTCCCTGCTGTAAGGGTTGAACAGCCACCAGCGGCCCATGTACATC